GAACCGGTTACATTCTCACAAATAAAACGGTTAAGTTCTGAACCCGTTAAGGAATTTTGAACTTCTAAACGCTTTGCTTCTTTATCCTTAAACTTTTGTTCACAACTAGCTTTGTTCTCCGGTAGATTGCAATCTGTCCATGCTAATACATTGAAAGAGCTAACCATCAATACTGTTAAAATTAAATACTTCATACTGTCTCCTAATTTTTAGTACCGAATAGTCTAAGTCTATTCCAGTACCTTGTTAACGCATGTCTTTTCCATGCTACTTTGCCTCCGAGTCTGACTGCTTCATAAAAATCCTTGGCGGCCAACATCGCAAGATATCCCGCTTTTTCGCCATGTTTCAGTCCATACTCTCTTGCAGTTTCCTGCAATTCTTTCCAGAACATTAAGTCTGATATTTCTCTTGACCATGACCCATAAAGCAAACCTCTATATCGGTCATCGTGTCCACAACAATCTTTGTTGAACACCTCTCCCCACTCCTTAAGTGTTTCAAACCTTTCCAACAAATACATTGGAATTGAGCAACAACCTTCTTTCATTGGGTTATACCAGTCTTAACAAATTCCCAAATCAAATATGCCATTGACCCTATTATAGTAAGCATAACAGCAATGAATTTAGCATTGATCTTGCCTAGAGTACTCTCCATTTTAGCCTCTATACTAACAAGTTTATTATTAGTCTTAGTAATCTTGTCATTGGTATCTATATTGTTGTACTCAATACGTTTCCATATAGCTGCATTTTCCTTACTACAACCCTCTACATGATCATTTATTTTTGTCTCTACAATGGCTAATCTTTCTCTCATAATATTATCCAAATCCATCTTGTGGCTCCAAAGTTGGCAGTTCTTCCGTGATAACGAAATCATCAATTTCTAAAACAGGTATAAGCAAACTTCTACAGTTAAAATGATTCGGAGGCCTGTACCTATTCCACAACTCATTGTCTGATGAATAGATACGACCGTCTAAATGTCTACATATCTGCGTAACTCTTGAGTCAAGTATTGCTGAATACTCAAATGCAGCTACAAACCCATCTAACTCTGGATCTGTGTAAAAGTCATGCCTTGCTTCATTAATCGCTTCAAAACTTGTTGTTCTTATAGTTGTACGGAGACGCGCCGTGGGGTCTATGTTTTTAGTATTACCATTTATGTCTGTAACGTTTATAGCCTCGCCTAGCGCATCTTCCGCATCCTCTAAAGACAAGCTACCCTTTCGAGTAAATGTTTCGTAAATTTCTCGAACAAGCTCGTCTGTAGCTTTGCTTCCCTTTATCCCATTAAAGAGAATATTCTTTATAATACTTAGAGCATCGTCTGAAAACTTTCCAGCAATCTGAAAACTACGAGCATTAAAAAAATCCGCTGCTCTGTCTTCTAATCTTTGGAAGTTTACTTTCTTAGCTGCCAAGCTAGTACGTTGTAGTTCTGACTCAGCAGTCTTCTTGCCTAAATCCCAAGATCTTCGTAGTGAATTCTCTACTACTTTGCGTATACGTGTACGATTAATCTTAAGATTATTAATCTCTTCAACATTACGATTCTCATCAGTACCCAGTTTAGTTTCTTCTAGTAAAGCTTTTATACGTAATAGCTCTTTAGCAAATGCAGAACTAAACGCTGTAGTTTCTTCATCAATAATATCTTCAGAAGTTTTATCTATAATCTGAAAGTCAACCCGTTTCTGTGCATTGGCAAAAGCTTGTTTGAACATAGCTTGTACCATCTTACTAGCGGATTGCTCAATAGCAGTACGTCCTCTTGCACTTGGTGTCTCCCCATAGTCCTCTTCTTTCTTACGTCGCAACTCTTCATCACTAATATCATCAGGCTGCGGAGAAGCATTGGGGTCCGACTGTGGGGTGGTCGAGGGGGATTCATCATTACTAGGCGGGGTTTCTTCCTTGTCCACGCTGGGAATCCCAATAGGAGGAGTAACTTCTCTAACCTCGACCATAGCTAGAAGTTCCTCTGCCTCATCTTCACGCATTGGAAGAACAAGGGTAATAATTTGTACAGCAGCTTCTAATTCTAAATTGCCAGTTTTGTACTTACTTAATATATCCATTAGTGTAGCAGTTTGGTCTCTATCCAACTTAGCCACTGTATCTTGTTCAACTTGAGGGAAGTCCATAAGATCACGGATATGATTCTCATCTGCATCTGTACGACTAACAGCACCAGTACCGGACAAATCTTTCCAAAGATTAATAATCTGCATCTTCTTAGATTCGCTGACGGGTTTGAATTTAAAGATAGGATATTCACCATCCCCGAAATTAACATCTCCGAGTTCACACAATAGCTTTTCGTTTATACACTCCTCTAGTCGATCAGCATCAGCATCTAATGTCCAGAGAAAAGCTTCTAACTGGGTTTCTGCTTGTGCAAAAGATCCCGTGGATGTTTGTGATGAGATACCAAGTAAATTAGGTACAAGCAAAGCTTTAGCGATAGAGAGATCATAATGATTAATCGCTTCTCTAAACGCCACATTATTCGTAGGAAATACTTGCTGTATATCTACGCGACGAGGAAACGCGATGACAGAGGCAGCCGATTTGTTGTGAGTAGCATCTAATAAAGAATCCCACTCAGCAGATGCTGTGTTAAAATTCTCACTACCTTCTGACGGCATAATTGTAGTCCAACCACTCGCATGACGCTCTAACCAGATGTTCCAAAACCTTGTAATCTGGCTCTTATTATACCAAGCATCAAAAGCCTCTTTTAATTCACTACCACCATAGTGATCATCATTATCAGGGTTAATAACAAACCAGATAAACTTCTTAAGATCAATCCTCTGTTCTTTACCGTCTAAACGCTGAATAACTTCTAACACATTACCATGCACGTCAGTTTTAATGTAAAACGTATCAAAAGGTCTAAGCTTTAAAGCTTTAATTCCCCACCAAGTAAGCCCATTATGCTCAAATTGCTCGAAGATCTTTTCTGTTACACTGAACCCAAAATCCATTGCAGTCATAATACCGTTAAGCGAATCTAAGAAAGAACCACTCATACGTTTTAGAATAACTTCAAATAGTGTAATTCTCTTTTGTTGCTCTTCTTCAGATAAAGAAGTGCGGGAATTATATATAAAGAAATAATCGCGAGAGGTAATTGCATCACGTTTAAACTTTGTAACAGCTTTAATCTGCTCATCGTCTTTCATCTTCTTATAGATGCCGAATCCCTTACGTCCCATTAAACTATCCGGATTGTATTTCTCTCCCCTTAATCCTAAGTTTTGTAATAGACTTTCAGACCAAGCTATTTCAGCTTTTGGTAAAGACTCAATCTTGTCCTGTTCTGCACGTAAATGAACAATTTTACTCATGTAGTAACACTCTCAAGGGTTTTAACCACAACAGGAGCAAAAGAACCACTTCTGCCTGTTATCGGTTGCATGTTTGTATAGCGCATAGCGCACGAGTCCGGAATATCCGGAGACTTTAACCCTCTCTCTAGAATCTTTTTCTTAGGTTCTATGTCGTCTGTTTTATCTGCGGATGTATCTCTGCGAATAGAAGATATTTGACCAAGAAAATCTTCCCAATCTTGATCGCTACAATATTGCCTATCAAACTTTATTTTTTGCAATCGTAAAACATCCGCGAATGTGTTATAAGTTTGAGACCGCTGGTTCCGCCATTTCTTACTATTAGACGATGCAGCCCCACCTTTATATTGAACCACCTTACATCCTTGATCTATCAAATATCCAGCAACTCCAGCTCCCACACCTACTGTATCAACAATAAACACAACTTTATGTTTGTATAATTTACCAAAGTGTAGTTCTGCATTACGCATAGCTGCACGAGCAGTATCTATGATAGCGGTTGAAGGTTTAAACCCAGGGTAGCGGTACATCTTAAGATAGTGGTCAAAGGTTTGGTAAGAGCGAATAACATTGATAACACTTTCATCTTCTCCCCCATCCGCCACATCTACAGTGATATAGCATTGGGGTATTGAACCATCGGTTGGTACAAGTCCCTCTTCTCTGCAATCAATAACCCATTGTAACGGAATAAGTTGAGACGCATCTGCCTCAGCAAAATCTCCTCTACAACGAATCTTAACAACAGAAGAATCTTTGCCATATTTGCGCTCCATACCCTCTACCCAATCTTTAGATATGCGCGTAGATTTGTCTAAGCTAACATGGTAAGTAAAATAATCTTGGCTTACTTGGGGGGACATATGGCTTAGATAGAACGTGCCTTCATTCTTTGTTGGATTCCCTATCATCACCAAAGCAACAACTTTACCCGTACTAATTGCACCTTCAATAACAGGGAACAAACCTTCGTGAATACCAGAAGCCTCATCTACAATAAATAATAAATAATCGTGATGATATCCGGCTAAGTTCTCTGGCTCTCTTGCAGTTTCCCCCACTAGAAAATAATCAGGGTCTTTACACCAAACAACTTTACTACCATCCGCTTTATATAAATTACTATATCCGGAAAGAGCTTTGTTACCAATAGATCTAAATTCGGGCATAAAACGAGTTATGATTTGACGCTCCTTAGTAGCTGTGACTACTACGCGCCCTTTGCGTGTAAACTGCCACCAGTGCGCAAGAGACGCAACCCACCATGTCTTTCCAGGTCCATGACCTGCGCGTGCTGATATTTTGTTAATGCCCTCGTGATTAATTATTGTAGGTATTCCTTGTTGCTTCCTTTCAATGTCAGCAACGGCCTCCGTAAGTTCAACTTGCCAAGGATCATAACCTTCAACATCCAAAACGTTTTTATAAAACCAGGCAGGATTGAAACGGGAATACCTAACTGCTTTAGCAAGTTGCTGAGTTGCTGAAGTATTACTCTTCGTTGAGCTCATCGTCTAACCCTTCAGTAGCTAGTTTAATTGCCAGTGCAAATTGTTTAGAGGGATCCCTTTCTTTCTCGCTATCAGAGTCTATATGCCTAGCATCTGGTAAACACTTATTTAACAGTTTAAAATTTATGTTAGCAGATTCTTTTAATGCTGAGATTCTTGTTTTTACTAAGCGTTCATTCGCTTCTGTCATGGATGGTAGAAAGGTAACTTCGTCAGCTCCGTCGAAATCTTTTTTAGTTAAAAGTATTTCTCCATTTTGGTCCATTAAAATCCCACGTTTCAATGACTCTGATATTTCGTGTAGCTCTAAATCAATTGTATGAAGTCTTCCCTTGTATATATTTA